GCCCCGCGAAGCCGCCCCCGATCACGATCAGGGCGGTCTTGACCTCGTCCTTATGCGCCGCCAGCCACTGCAGCCCGTCCTTCAGGCCGTTGACCCCGGTCTCGGCCTTCTTAATCACGTCCTGGAACTTCACGTCCTTAATGCTGCCGAACAGCTCCCTCAGCGCGTCCGACAGACTCTTCATGGCCTCCTTGCCCTCGTCGGTCTCGATCCAGTCGTTGAAATTGTTCAAGAGATCCGCCAGGCCGTTGGAGGCGTCCGTCAGCACCGGCGAGATTTCTGCCAGCGCCGATTTCTTCAGAGCCTCCCAGCTGTTCTCCAGCCGCTGGTTGGCGTCGTCCATGGCCCCCAGGGCTTCCACATTTTCCTTGCTGACCACCCGCTGCTCCGCCAAGGTCTTGTTCCATTCATCTCGACCGGCTCTAAACAGCGGCAGCAGATCTCTGAAACTTTTTCCAAACAGCTCCATTGCGATTGCATCCGCCCGCACTTCGCCGCCAGCTTTATCATTCTTTGCAATGCTCATTAAAAGCTCGCCAACATCAAACAGGACATCCATAGAATTCCTGTAATCTTCTGGTTCGCCGATTTTTATGCCGTACAGTTCCCAAAGGTCGATTTTGTTTTTACCATCTGTTTTTGTCCAGCCATTTGTCATCTTGGCTTCGAGCTTGCTCCGTGCGTTTACGATCGTCTCCACGTCCGTGTCGATGAAGTCCGCCGCATTGCGCCACCGCTGCAGCTCCTCCACGTCCAGGTTGTATTTCGTCGCGTCGGTCATCAGCTCGTCCGCCCAGCTCCCCGCGTCCACCAGCGTTTCTCTCATCGTCTTCGCGAAGTTGAAAACCTTCCGGACGGCGCTCTCGAAGCCGCCCGTGATTTTGCTGATCCCCGTGGTCACGTTCTCGAAGGACACGCCCTTTCCGATGGTCTGCAGGGTCGCCTGGTAGTCGGCCGCCGCCTGGCTGCTTTCATCGAAGCTCTTCCCGTTCCGGTCCAGCCCGGCGTTGTTAAGTGTCAGCTCGCTCTGCAGGTTCACCAGCCGGGCCCTTGCCCGGTTCAGCTCGGCCTCCCACTTCTCCGTCTTCTCGCTGTTCTCCCCGAAGGCGGCCGCGGATTCCTTCACGGCCCGCTCCAGCGCCTTGACGATCTCCTCCTGCTGGCCGATTTCCCCCCGCAGGGCCTTCGCCCGGGTCTTCACCAACTTCATGGCGTCGCCGTCTTTTTTAAATTCCGCGGTGGCCAGGGTCAGCTGGGTGCCCATATTCCGTATACTGGTATTCGCCTCATTGATGGCCCGCTTAAATGCCGCCTCGCCATCCACGGCGATGGTCGTCCGAATCTCTCTGGGCATCCCTTCCAGCCTCCCTTTTTCATCATCCTGCGCGCGCGGTGCGCGAGGCTCGCGACTGCGAGCCCGTGGTGCGCGTGCGGTTCCATCTTCGCGCGCGGTGCGCGGGCCCGGCGTCGAGCCGCGGTGCGCGTGCGGTTCCATCTTCGCGCGCGGTGCGCGAGGCTCGCGACTGCGAGCCCGCGGTGCGCGTGCGGTTCCTTGCTGCCCGCCGGCCGCGTGCCGGCCGCGTTACTCCTCCGGCCCGGCGTCCGGATCCTCGTCCCATACGCTGGGCTTTTTCTGCGCCGCCTTCTCCGCCGCGGCAATCTCATCATAATGGTCGAACATGGCCTCATCCTCGGCGCTCAGGTCATGGTCGTCCGTCTCCCGGGTAATGCCGTGCTGCTCGTCGTCATAGGCCCGCCGCAGCACAAACAGGTCGCACAAATATCCCGGCGTCAGCTCCCGCTGATCTGCGTAGCTGACCCCGGCGACAAGCCCCCAGGCAGTGACCGTGCGAGGCGTCAGTCTGCCGCGGGACCTTTTTTTTCGATTTCCTCCAGCGTCTCATCGTGCACGCTGCCGTCCTCGTATTTCGTCTCCTTCATACTGATCGCCCTGGCCACCGTGGCCATGACCTCATCGATCAGCGCCTTCATGGTCGCGGGATCGCTCTCCCGCAGCACCTCCTTCGGCGTCACGGCGTCCCCGCTCATCATGGCCACCAGCGCGGGGAGCTTGTCCACCGCGAACCGTCCCTGGCTGCTCAGCATGGTGTAGAGGTCGTCCAGAATACAGATTTCCTCCTCCATCCGGTACCACATCGGCATCGTAAACCGCAGCGTGATCTCCTTGTCTCCGATCAGAATCTTCCGCCCGGTCACCCTGTCCTTGCCGTTTTTCTTTTCATGCAGCTCAATAACCATTTTCTTTCTCCTGTTTCCCTATATCTTGTGCCTTTCCGGAAGATCTGATCAGCTGATAAACCACAATATCTTGTGATCAGCAAATATCACTGAATATCACTGAATATCACTGAATATCGCTGACTTTCAGCGCTTCCGGATCATCCCTTCCGGACAACGGCGCCGATCGTCTCCATCCATTCCTGCATGCCAGGCATGCCCTCCCGGACGTGGCCCTTCGACTGGGCTTCTTCCTTCGTAATCTTGTACAGCAGCTTCCGGTCGGCAGGGGAGATGTCCATGATGCACCCCGGCCACCCGTGCAGGATCAGCAGCGGCATCCCGATCCACTCCCGCTCACTCATGCCCTCGGGCGGATCCCCGCCGTTGATCTCCCAGTAATAGTCCATCAGCGCCCGGGCCGCGGCGGTCTTCGCCTCATACCGCAGCCCCCGCTTCTCGTATTCCTCGCACAGCCGGACCCGCTTTTTAAACAGGCTCCGGGTCCGGGCCAGGTCGCCCCCGGTGTAGTTGCTCAGGCTTTCCTCCCGGTAGCACCACATGTACACATTTTCCGGCATCTTCGCGATGCGCGCCGACGTGGTTTCCATGATGGCCACCGCGTTGAACAGCGCGTCCTCGCTGTAGGTCAGTTCCTCATCAAACCGGATCCCATGCTCCGCCAGGAAGGCCCGGCGGTAGCATTTCCCATGGATGAAGACGGAGTTCCATTCCTTCAGCACCTTGCCGAATTTCCCGTCCTTGGTCCGCATCTCGATCCAAAAGGGGCTCCATACGATGTCCGCCCGGTCTCCGGCCTCCCGCAGGCTCTGCAGAATCCGGTACAGGCTGTCCACGCTGTACAGGCAGTCGTCGATGTCGCAGAACATGACCCACTCCGCGTCCGACGCATCCAGCCCCGCGTTCCTGGCCGCGCTGACGCCCCCGTGCGGCAGCGTGATCACCTGATCCACAAACGGGTAGGCCCGCGTCATCCTCCGCGTATCCAGCGCGCCCTCGTCCCCGTCCTGCACCAGGATCACCCGCCAATCCCGCGCCGGCAGCGAAGGCCCGGCGTTGGGCCTGGTAACGCGTGCGCTTCCCGTCTCCCAGGCGACGCCCCGCTGTATCCGCAGCATCTCGAAAAATCCCCGGCATACGGCCCAGCTCTCCCGGCAGTGCGTAACAATCAAATCCAAATAAGCCATAACCCTGTCCCTCTCCGCGTATAAAGTAAAAAAAGCTCCGGCCGGCCCATTTCCTTCCAGGGCAGGCCGGAGCATTGCGCGCGTTGGTAGCGCGAGGCCGGCGTCGGCCTCAGGTAGCGCGTGCGGTTCCTCTTAACGTGCTTATGTGATGTTCGCTTTGCCGTTGAGGTAGGCCTTGGCGGCCTCCAGCGTGGTAAACACCTGCTGTTTTCTGAACTTCGCCTTGCCGTTCTGATCGTCGTAGACGGCCAGACCCTTGGCGTTCAGCGTGGGGGTGCCCCAGTTGATGTTCCGCCCCTTGGTGTTGTCCGCCTCCGAGTTCCGCGAGAACTGCAGCTTCGGGTACCAGAACGCCTTGTACAGCACCGTACCCCTCCGCTTCAGGACCCGGATATACCCGTGTCCGCCGTAGGGGCTTGCGTCCCCGGTCGTCTCATACTCCTCGGTGTTGCCGACCTTCTGCAGGCCCAGCACCGCCGCCTCGACGTTCTCCTCCAGCTCGGTGGTAGCCACGTCCAGGGTGTATCCGGTGATGCTGTTGTCCGTCTCGGCGACGACATCGTCGCCGTACAGCTCGTTATCCTCCCGCTGCCAGCTCAGGTTCGCGCTGACGGCCCGGCCCATCACCATGCCGGTGCCGTAGGTCAGGGCGTTCCCGGTTTCCCCGGTCAGCGGCGCCCATACCGGGTACTGCATGCCAATCTGTGCCATCTCATAAACCTCCTGCTAATTAATCCTGTTCCCAGACCCGCGCCATGGCTTCCTGGACGGGAGCCTCAGCCTGGTCCTCGGCGCTGTCCACAAAATAGTCCCCGTTCCGGTGGCTGGTGCCGTAGTGCAGCACAAAGGCGATTTCCGCCAGCCGTGTGCCCCGCCGGTCCC